GCGAAAGAGCGTGAACCTGTCGATCCGACGCTGATGGTCGATGTGGAATATAAATGCGAGCAGACCAACTTTGACACGGTGCTGACCTACGCGAAGCTGGACCTGTGGGAAGTTTCAGGATTTCCAGGTGCGTATCCGTGACGCCATCGTGAAACGTCAGGCACTGGACCGCATCATGATCGGCTTTAACGGCGTGAAGCGTGCGAAAACCTCCAACCGTAGTGAAAACCCGCTGCTGCAGGATGTGAACAAAGGCTGGCTGCAGAAAATCCGTGAGGATGCACCAGATCACGTCATGGGCAGCACCACCACGGGCGGCGAAACCACACCGGGTGCGGTGAAAGTCGGGAAAGGTGGCGAATATGCCAACCTGGACGCTGTGGTGATGGATGCGGTCAATGAGCTTATCGACGTGGTCTACCAGGACGATGACGATCTGGTGGTGATTTGCGGTCGTGAACTGCTGTCTGACAAGTATTTCCCGCTGGTCAACAAAGAGCAGGAAAACAGTGAAAAATTGGCAGCCGATATGATTATCAGTCAGAAACGCATGGGCGGTCTGCAGGCCGTGCGTGCGCCGTTCTTCCCGCCGAATGCGCTGCTGATCACCCGTTTGGATAACTTGTCCATCTACTGGCAGGAAGACACCCGCCGCCGTTCAGTTATCGACAACCCGAAACGTGACCGGATTGAAAATTTTGAATCCGTTAACGAAGCCTACGTGGTTGAGGACTACCGCTGCGCCGCACTGGTGGAAAACATCCAGATTGGCGACTTCAGCGCCGCCGCAGCAGAAGCCGAGCGTAAACCATGAGCCTGAGTCCCGCACGGCAGCATCGCCTGCGCGTTCAGGCTGAACAGGCCGCCCGCGAAGGCGGCAGCGTTCGCCACGCGTCGGGCTATGACCTGATGCTGCTGCAACTGGCGGAGGACCGCCGCCGTCTCAAGGGCGTTCAGTCCACGGTGAAAAAAGCGGAAATAAAGGTGGAGCTGCTGCCGAAATATGCCGCCTGGGCGGAGGGCGTCCTGGCTGCCGGAGGCGCTCAACAGGATGACGTGCTGATGTACGTGATGCTGTGGCGCATTGATGCCGGAGATTATGCCGGGGCGCTGGAGATCGGGCGTCATGCCCTGCGTCATGGTTGGGTGATGCCGCTGGGTAACCGCAACGTGCAGACCGTGCTGGCAGAGGAAATGGCAGATGCAGCGCAGAGCGCATGCTTGCCGCCACCGGCTTTGCCGATCTGTTGCTGCAGACGCTGGAGCTGACAGACGGTCTGGATATGCCGGACCAGTCACGGGCGCGTCTGCATAAAGCGATTGGCGCTGTCCTGAGTGAAAGCAATCCGGCTTCCGCCCTTAATCATCTCAACCATGCGTTACAGCTCGATCCCCGCTGTGGCGTGAAAAAAGACAAACAGCAGCTGGAGCGCAGACTGCGCAATGACAGCCGCTGACAGAACGTGCCCCCGCGCACGGGCGGCACGGGGTGGCGAAAGGCACCGCCACATCAAAACCCCGTCCACCGCCCTCTATTTCAGGAGAAAGCAGCATGAAGTTTGTTGCCAGAACAGGCACCGGAACAGGCGGAAATCATCAGAAATACGCCGTTCTGGCCTGATGTGGACCTGTCGGAGTTTCGCAGTGTCATGCGCTCTGACGGCCGGTGACGCAGCCGCGTTTAAAACAGGTTGCCCTGTCGGCAATTTCGGAGGTCAACGCTGAGCTGTATGAGTTTCGCAGACGCCAGCAGATGCTGGGGTATGCCTCGCTGGCAGAGGTTCCGGCGGAACAGCTGGACGGCAAAAGTGAGCGCATTCAGCACTATTTCAACGCGGTTTACTGCTGGGCACGCGCCATGCTCAACGAACGTTACCAGGACTATGACGCCACGGCATCCGGTGTGAAGCGGGGCGAGGAACTGGCGGAAGCAAGCGTGATTTATGGCGTGACGCCCGCTGGGCCATCAGCCGGGTGCAGGATGCGCCGCACTGCACAGGAGCTTATCTGATGAAAGTGCGTGCGCATCAGTATGACACGGTGGACGCGCTTTGCTGGCGTCATTACGGGCGCACGCAGGGTGTCACGGAGCAGGTACTGAAGGCAAATCCGGGGCTTGCCGAATACGGCCCCTTTTTACCTCACGGGCTGCAGGTGGAGCTGGCCGGACATTCCGACCACCACCACCGTGCAGACCGTCCAGCTATGGGACTGAATTATGACACTTGAGCGAATCAGCGCCTTTATCACGTATTGCATCGCCGTCGTGCTGGCCTGGCTGGGCGATTTGTCCATCAAGGATGCCTCAACGCTGGGGGGCTGATGATTGGTGTGCTGATGCTGGCTATCAACTGGTACTACAACACAAAGCCTACCAGCTTCTGCGCGACGGGCAGATCTCGCGGGAGGATTATGAATCCATCAATCGTTAAACGCTGCCTTGTCGGGACCGTGCTGGCTATTGCTGCCACGCTGCCGGGTTTTCCAGCAGCTTCACACCTCCGTGGAGGGACTGAAACTGATTGCCGATTACGAAGGCTGTCGTCTGCAGCCGTATCAGTGCAGCGCGGGTGTCTGGACCGACGGCATTGGTAATACGTCGGGCGTCATTCCCGGCAAAACCATTACGGAACGACAGGCAGCAGAAGGGCTGATCTCCAACGTGCTACGTGTGGAGCGGGTGCTGGAAAGGTGTGTGAGCAACAGCCGCCGCAGAAGGTGTATGACGCGGTGGTGTCGGTTTGCCTTCAACGTGGGAACGGGCAATGCCTGCAGTTCCACGTTGGTGAAATTGCTCAACCAGCGGCGCTGGGCGGATGCGTGCCGACAGTTGCCGCGCTGGGTGTAATGTAAAAGGTGTGTTTAATCAGGGGCTGGATAACCGCCGTGCGCGGGAGATGGCCTGGTGTTTACAGGGAGCAAACTGAAATGAAAAGAAATTAATCAGCGGACTGTTTCTGATGTTATGGATGGCGCTGTTAATCGCAGCAATGGTGTATCCGCAGGGGATTTTTCCCGGTACTGGCAGCGTCCGGCGTTTGGGTAGCCTGTTTGCTGACATGGGCGGGTAATTCCGGTAGCACTGGCTGCGTTAATTAAGAATGGCCCGCTCTGGCAGGAGTTAAGGGGATCTTTGCTGAAGACCATTACCCGAAAAGAAAACGTATTTTCAGTTGGGTGATGCGATTGCTGATTTGTCGTAAGTCTCGCCTGGACGGGGTGGGCTATTACCCTGGTCTTTTATCTGCTGACCGTTATTGCCTTCTGGATCACCCGTAATCAGATGGCGCAACAGGTAGCAGCATGAACGGTTGCTGCTGGTTGTGCTGGCGTTATTACTGCGGCGCTGGGCTGGCAGACGTGGCCGGCTGGCTGATGCCAGCCAGACCATTTAGCACGCAGGCAGGGCGAGCTGCAGAGCAAAAGCCAGGCACTGGCAAAGAGCAACAGCCAGCTTATTAGCCTGTCCATTCTGACTGAAACCAATAACCGGGAGCAGGCGCGGCTCTATGCCGAAGCAGAACAGACCAGCGCGCTGCTGAGACAACGACAACACCGGATCGAGGAACTGAAACGTGAGAACGAGGATTTACGCCGCTGGGCTGATACTCCTTTGCCTGCTGACATTATCCGGCTGCGGGAACGTTCGGCACTCACCGGAGGTGCAGCTTATCGTCAGTGGTTGTCCGCGAGTGACACCGTGTCGGCTGGAGCAGGCAGCGCCGCGCACTAACGGTGATCTGAACGCGTTGTTGGATGAAACGGAGGCCGCCTGGGCGGTCTGTGCAGACAAAGTGGACATGATTATTGCGTGTCAGGAGCGAAACAGTGAACAAACCACAATCCCTGGGCCACGCCCTCAATAAAGCGGTGCCTTATGTCCGCAATAACCCGGACAAACTGCATCTGTTTGTGGATAACGGTTCGCTGGTTGCCACGGGGGCCAGCTCCATGTCATGGGAGTACCGCTATACCCTGAACGTGGTGATAGAGGATTTCAGTGGCGACCAGAATCTGCTGATGGCCCCGGTTTTACTGTGGCTTCGGGATAACCAGCCCGATGCCATCAATAACCCGGCGTTACGGGAAAGCTATTCACCTTTGAGGTGGATATTTTGCGCAACGATGTCTGTGATATCAGCCTTAACCTGCAATTGACGGACGTGTGGCTGGTCAGTACTGACGGCAGTGTGTCGAGCGTTGAAGCTGTAGCAGAACCCGATGAACCTGAAGAAATGTGGACGGTGAAACGTGGCTGAACTGCAGAAGGTGGACGACTGGCTGAGTGCCTTGCTGGCGAATCTGGAACCAGCCACGAGAAGCCGCATGATGCCGCCAGCTGGCGCAGGAACTGCGCCGGACACAGCAGCAGAATATCAGGATGCAGCGCAATCCAGATGGCAGCAGTTATGAACCGCGCAGGGTAACAGCACGCAGCAAAAAAGGCCGCATCAAACGTCAGATGTTTGCAAAGTTGCGCACCACAAAATACCTGAAAACTGCCGCCAGCGCCGACTCTGCCAGCGTACAGTTTGAAGGCAAGGTGCAGCGTATTGCCCGTGTTCACCATTACGGTCTGCGTGATCGCGTCAGTCGCAAAGGACCGGAGGTCCGTTACGCAGAGCGCCGCCTGCTGGGTGTAAATGATGATGTTGAGGCAATGACCCGCGACATGATTCTGCAATGGCTGGCGGGGTGATCTTTGTATCAGCACTGATACAAGTTGCAGCACTGCCGCCTTTCTTCCCCTGATGGCAACCTTTCTCTATGAACGCACAATTAACCGAAATCATGCGCCTTATCACCAACCTGATCCGCACAGGGGTAGTCACCGAAGTGGACAGGGAAAACTGGCTTTGCCGGGTGAAAACGGGCGAGCTTGAAACCAACTGGATCAGCTGGCTGACGCTGCGTGCCGGGAATGCCCGTACATGGTGGCGACCATCGGAAGGTGAGCAGGTGGTGCTGCTGAGTCTGGGCGGCAATCTGGAAACCGCCTTTGCGCTGCCCGCTGTCTATTCGAATCAGTTCGCACCACCGTCGACGTCGGCGGACGCCTGCGTGACAGAACATCCTGACGGTGGCTGGTTTGAATACGAACCCGCCACCGGGCGCTGGTATGTCAGGGGCATCAAATCAATGGTCATTGAGGCTGCTGACAACATCACCATGAAAACCAGTGAGTTTGTACTGGAGGCTGACCGCACGCGCATTAACAGCGAAGTGGTGATCAATGGTGGCGTTACCCAGGGCGGCGGAGCGATGAGTTCTAACGGAATTGTGGTTGATGCGCATCAGCATACTGGCGTCCTGAAAGGCGGCGATACAACCGGAGGCCCGGTATGACGCTTTATAGCGGGATGAACAATACCAGCGGCAAAGTCATTACTGATATTGATCATCTGCGCCAGTCGGTGCGGGACATTCTGCTGACGCCGCAGGGTAGCCGCATTGCTCGTCGGGAATATGGTTCCCTGCTGTCGGCACTGATAGATCAGCCACAAAATCCGGCGTTACGCCTGCAGGTTATGTCGGCTGTGTATGTGGCACTGAGTCGCTGGGAGCCACGGCTGACGCTGGATTCCATCACTATTAACAGCAATTTTGACGGTTCAATGGTGGTGGCGCTGAACGGGCGGCGTAATAACGGTGTGCCTGTTTCCCTTTCCGTATCAACAGGAGCAGAGAATGGCAGTGATTGACCTTTCGCAGTTGCCTGCGCCGCAGATTGTGGATGTGCCGGACTTTGAGACGCTGCTTGCCGAACGCAAGGCCGAATTTGTTGCGCTTCATCCGAAAGATGAGCAGGAAGCAGTGATCCGCACGCTGGAACTGGAATCTGAACCCGTCACCAAATTGCTGCAGGAGAATGCTTACCGTGAGTTGCTTCTGCGCCAGCGCATTAACGAAGCCGCGCAGGCTGTGATGGTGGCTTACGCGATGGGCAGCGATCTTGACCAGCTCGCTGCCAACTACAACGTGAAACGCCTGACGGTGACGCCTGCTGATAATGACGCTGTGCCGTCCGTTGCAGCTGTGATGGAAAGCGATGAAGCGTTACGCCTGCGTGTGCCTGCAGCCTTTGAAGGGCTTTCTGTTGCGGGGCCAACTGCAGCTTATGAATTTCATGCCCGAAGCGCCGACGGTCGGGTGGCGGATGCCAGTGCAACCAGCCCGGCACCTGCAGAGGTGGTGCTGACTGTCCTTAGCCGCGAAGGCGATGGAACCGCAGAAAAAGACCTGCTGGACGTGGTGGAAAAAGCTCTGAACAGTGAGAACGTCCGCCCGGTGGCTGACCGTCTTACGGTTCGCAGCGCAGAAATCATCCCGTATCGCGTGGAAGCCACCATTTTTCTCTATCCTGGACCGGAAGCAGAGCCGGTAATGGCAGCGGCAAAAGCCAGCCTGCAGAAGTACATCGCCAGTCAGACGCGTCTTGGTCGGGATATTCGCCGTAGCGCCATCTTTGCCGCCCTGCATGTTGAGGGGGTGCAGCGTGTGGAGCTGGCTTCTCCTCTGGCGGATGTGGTCCTGAACAAAACACAGGCGGCATCATGTACGCAGTGGAGCGTAACCAACGGAGGAACGGATGAATAGTCTGCTGCCACCGGGTTCAACACCACTGGAGCGCCGACTGGCGCAAACCTGCAGCGGGATTTCTGATCTGCAGGTGCCGCTGCGTGACTTGTGGAATCCGGCAACCTGTCCGGTCAGTTTCCTGCCTTATCTCGCCTGGGCGTTCTCTGTGGATCGCTGGGACGAGGGCTGGACAGAAAGCGTCAAGCGCCAGGTGGTGAAGGATGCTTTTTATATTCATCAGCATAAAGGGACCACCAGTGCCGTGCGGCGGGTGGTGGAGCCGTTCGGCTTTCTGATCCGCATTATTGAGTGGTGGCAGACCGGAGAGGCACCGGGCACGTTTCGCCTGGATATCGGCGTGCAGGACCAGGGCATCACTGAAGATACCTATCTGGAACTTGAGCGACTGATAAGCGATGCCAAACCATGTAGCCGCCACATGATCGGCATGTCCATCAATCTGCAGACCAGCGGCCCGCATTGGGTGGGAGCCGCCAGCTATCTTGGCGAAGAAATCACGATCTATCCGTATATCAACGAAACGATTATTTCCGGTGGCACCGCGCATGAAGGCGGGGCGGTCCATGTTATTGACACAATGAGAGTGAATCCATGAGCACAAAATTTTATACCCTGCTGACGGATATTGGCGCGGCGAAACTTGCCAGCGCCGCCGCGCTCGGTGTGCCGCTAAAAATTACCCATATGGCGGTGGGCGATGGCGGCGGAGTATTGCCAACGCCGGACGCAAAGCAGACGGCACTGGTAAATGAGAAACGCCGGGCTGCGCTGAATATGCTTTATATCGACCCGCAGAATAGCAGCCAGATTATTGCTGAACAGGTGATCCCTGAAAACGAGGGCGGTTGGTGGATACGTGAAGTGGGCCTGTTTGATGAGTCCGGGGCATTGATTGCCGTGGGCAACTGCCCGGAAAGCTATAAGCCGCAACTGGCTGAAGGCAGCGGGCGCACCCAGACCGTGCGCATGGTGCTGATTACCAGCAGTACGGACAATATCACCCTGAAAATCGACCCTGCTGTAGTGCTGGCAACCCGCAAGTATGTGGATGACAAGGTACTGGAGCTGAAGGTGTACGTGGATGACCTGATGGCAAAACATCTTGCTGCACAGGACCCTCATTCACAGTACGCGCCAAAAGCCAGCCCGACATTTACCGGAACCCCCAAAGCGCCAACGCCAGCGGCGGGGAATAATACCACGCAGGTTGCGACCACTGCGTTTGTACAGGCGGCACTGACGGCCCTTATTAATGGTGCGCCAGCCACGCTGGACACGCTGAAAGAAATAGCCGCAGCCATTAACAATGATCCGAATTTCAGTACCACCATTAACAATGCGCTGGCACTAAAAGCACCGTTGTCGAGTCCGGCACTCACCGGAACGCCAACAGCCCCCACGGCGGCGCAGTCGGTCAACAATACACAGATTGCCACTACGGCTTTTGTGAAATCGGCGATTGCAGGAATGGTGGGTTCTGCACCTGCTGCACTGGATACACTGAACGAACTGGCGGCGGCACTGGGGAATGATCCGAACTTTGCCACGACAATGCTTAATGCGCTGGCAGGTAAACAACCGCTGGACAATACGCTTACCAATTTGAGTGGAAAAGATGTAGCTGGTCTTCTCACATACCTTGGTTTGGGAGAATTATCTCTGGCTGGCACTGCATCGGGTGTCATTGGTCTGAATGGGTATGTAACGATTCCGTTAATTATTTCAGGTTCCCGGAGAACACTGATTATTCAGTGGGGGCAGGCGAGATTTGGTGGGTCTGGTGGTGAAGATGCCGGATATCTTAATGATTTTCCTTTTGCCTTTCCGTCAGCATGTTATGGGGTGATAGTTAGTCATGTGGGGTATACACCTTCAGGCGCAGGAATCCTGTCGGCTTCTGCAATTACATCAAATCAGTTCCGCGGTTTTTCAAGCATAGCGACTGCTGCAAACGCTGTATTTGGTCGTTATATCGCTATAGGGGTGTAATATGTTTTATAGTCCATCTTTAAACATTTTTGTGAATCCTGCACTTAAGGATGATTACATTAATGCAAATTCATGGCCAGATGATGCTCTGGCTGTCAGTGATGATGTTTATAATGAATTTGCAATAAATACGCCCCCAGATGGCAAAATTCGTGTTGCAGGAGAAAATGGATTACCCACATGGGCACTAATACCTCCACCATCACATGAAGAACTTATTCAACAGGCAGAATCAGAAAGGCAATTATTGCTTAATCTGGCCAACGAATACATGAACAGTAAACAATGGCCCGGTAAAGCCGCTATTGGTCGTCTGAAAGACGAGGAACTGGCGCAATATAATTTGTGGCTGGATTACCTGGACGCACTGGAGCTGGTTGATACCTCCAGTGGGCCAGATATTGAATGGCCTACGCCTCCGGCAGTTCAGGCCAGATGACATCCGGCGCTGTGCTGGTATCTGTTGCCGTCACCGCGTCAATGTAATCCAGCACAGTGTTAAGTCGGGTGGTCTCTGCCTGCATCAGCTGCCGCCCGGCCTGCAATTTAAGTTGAATCAGACTGATGGAAGCCATTGCAGTATTAATCAGTGACTGACGCTGTACTTCTGCCGCGTCTACTGCGGCGCTATGCTGTGCCTCAGTATCGGTCACCCATTTCTTACCATCCCATTTATCGAATGGCGTTAACGGGGCGATAGTGGTTGTATTTTCAGGATAATCACCCGGAGCTGTGATTTCTTTGGCGTCTCCCGTTTCGATGTTATAGACGATTTCACTGCGATGGTCTGGCACATATTCCCATGAGTTTAAATCCATCGAACGGCAGATAGCATAACCCGCCTTATGTATACCAGGTTCATCCAGACAGGAATATGCTGGGATACCGACACCAATGGCAAGATATTCATTTGAAGTAGAAATATATTCCCGAGTTTTACCATCATAGTTATAGACGGTAATATTCCCCGCCTTCGTGGCAATAAGCTCGCTATTTAATACGGCGTTATCCATTATGCAGCCCTCACGATATAGTTAAATGCAATATTTCGTGGACGGGTTTCACTCCCGCCAGTATTACCGATACTCCCTCGTGAATGAAGTGTCGGTGATGGGATCAGACTCCCTCCTGTATTTGTGGCATCAAGTCCCCGTCCTTGTGTGTATGTCTTTTTGAAAATCGTAGCCAGTTCCCATTCATCTTTTGTGTCGTAACCATCATTGGCAACAACAATATGGCGGTGTTTTTCCAGCATCCCTGTCTGAATGCTCAATAAAACACGTCCTGCATCAATACCGCGCCCGTCATCCCAGCCACGAATAAACTCACCACGTAAATCAGGCAATTTATTTGTCGGATAAGCCTTTGCCAGTTCCGGGTATTCTTCAGCAGAAAAAGCCGCACCGTTGCATTTCAGCCAGCCTGTTGGCGGTGTGGCTGAAGGCCATGGAACAGGCACACCAACAGGTAATGCAGAGCCTTCTCCCAAACCAACGTTTAAGAAAATGCAGAGGTAACAGCTAACTGGCATCATCTCCGGTTTTTATTCAGGGGGATGATCATGCTTATTGGCTATGTACGCGTGTCAACAAATGACCAGAACACCGATTTGCAACGTAATGCACTGAACTGCGCGGGATGTGAGCGGATTTTTGAGGACAAAATCAGTGGCACTAAGTCCGACAGACCGGGGCTGAAAAAACTACTCAGGACACTATCGGCAGGTGACACTCTGGTTGTCTGGAAGCTGGACAGGTTGGGGCGCAGTATGCGGCATCTCGTTACGCTGATAGAAGAGCTGCGCCAGCGTGGCGTGAATTTCCGAAGCCTGACTGACAGTATTGATACCAGTACCCCAATGGGCCGTTTCTTTTTTCATGTCATGGGGGCCCTGGCTGAAATGGAGCGCGAACTGATAGTTGAACGTACCAGGGCGGGGCTGGCTGCAGCTCGCGCCAAAGGCAGAGTAGGTGGACGCCGTCCTAAGTTGACCACCGAACAGTGGGCACAGATTGGACGTTTACTCGAGGCCGGAGAATCAAGACAGCGTATTGCACTGATTTTTGATGTAGGTGTTTCCACAATTTATAGAAAATTTCCGGCAAATAAGAGCAATGAATCCCCCTGAATCAGCATTATGTTGATTATCCCTGCAAGCAGACAAATACCGTCATTTTGTATGAATAACGGTACAACTGCGCTTAGCTGTTTGTCAGGCACAATCACTTCAACATAGGGCGAAGCCTAATCCAATCAGGAGGTTCGCCACTATGGCTCAGGATTACCACCACGGGGTGCGCGTTGTTGAAGTCAACGAAGGCACCCGATCCATTACCACGGTGAGCACCGCCATCGTGGGTATGGTCTGCACGGGCGATGATGCCGATGCAAAAATGTTTCCTCTTAATAAACCCGTGCTGATCACTGATGTGCTGACTGCCAGCGGTAAAGCGGGTGAGTCCGGTACTCTGGCCCGTTCGCTGGATGCCATCGCTGACCAGGCAAAACCCGTGACCGTTGTTGTGCGTGTGCCGCAGGGTGAAACGGAAGACGAAACCACGACCAATATCATCGGCGCAGTGACTGCTGAAGGTAAAAAAACAGGTATGAAAGCCCTGTTATCTGCCCAGTCACAGCTCGGCGTTAAACCGCGCATTCTCGGCGTGCCAGGCCACGATAACAAAGCCGTTGCGACTGAGTTGCTGAGCGTGGCGCAAAGCCTGCGTGGGTTTGCTTACCTGTCAGCGTATGGCTGCAAGACGGTACAGGAGGCGATCTCTTACCGTGAAAACTTCAGCCAGCGCGAAGGGATGCTGATCTGGCCTGACTTTACGGGCTGGGACACGGTGCTGAATGCCGAAGCAACGGCATATGCCACCGCCCGTGCGCTCGGTCTGCGCGCCAAAATTGATGAGCAGACCGGATGGCACAAAAGCCTGTCCAACGTGGGCGTGAACGGTGTCACCGGAATTTCTGCTGATGTGTTCTGGGATCTGCAGGACCCGGCAACCGATGCAGGTCTGCTTAACCAGAACGACGTTACCACGCTTATCCGCAAAGACGGTTTCCGCTTCTGGGGTTCCCGCTGTCTGAGCGATGATCCGCTCTTTGCCTTCGAAAACTACACCCGAACCGCGCAGGTACTGACGGACACGATGGCAGAAGCGCACATGTGGGCGGTGGACAAACCGCTGAATCCGTCGCTGGCTCGCGACATTATCGAAGGTATCCGCGCCAAAATGCGCAGCCTGGTCAGTCAGGGGTATCTCATTGGTGGTGATTGCTGGCTGGACGAGTCGGTGAACGACAAAGACACTCTGAAAGCCGGGAAACTCACGATCGACTACGACTACACGCCAGTGCCGCCACTTGAAAATCTGATGCTGCGTCAGCGCATCACCGATCAGTACCTGGTGAATTTCGCCAGCCAGGTCAGCGCGTAAGGGGACAACATGGCTTTACCACGCAAATTAAAACACCTGAACCTGTTTAACGACGGGAACAACTGGCAGGGGATCGTTGAGTCGCTGACGCTGCCGAAATTCACCCGCAAATATGAGAAGTATCGCGGCGGCGGAATGCCGGGGGCAGTGGATGTGGATCTGGGGCTTGATGACAGTGCGCTGGACACAGAATTTTCCATTGGTGGTACTGAACTGCTGCTGTTTAAGCAGATGGGCAAAGCCACGGTGGATGGCATCCAGTTGCGCTTTACCGGCTCTATCCAGCGTGACGATACCGGGGAAGTGCAGGCCGTGGAGCTTGTGGTGCGTGGACGTCACAAAGAAGTGGATTCCGGTGAGTGGAAGACGGGCGAAAGCAACACCACCAAAGTGACCAGTACCAACAGCTACGCGAAGCTGACCATCAATGGTGAGGTGCTCTATGAAGTGGACCTTATCAACATGGTGGAAATTGTGGACGGTGTGGACCTGATGGAAGCGCACCGCAACGCCCTCGGCCTCTGATCTATCTGAACGGCGCGGGATACCGCGCCAGAACCCAATTTACAGGACAACAAAATGAGCGATAAGCAGACTGAAAAGACCATTCAACTGGATACCCCCATCATGCGCGGTAAAACAGAAATTACCGAAATTGTGCTGCGTAAACCGCAGTCCGGTGCGCTGCGCGGTACACGCCTGCAGGCCATTATGGATATGGATGTTAACGCGATGATGACCGTGATCCCCCGCATTTCCAGTCCGGCACTGACTGCACAGGAAATTGCAGAGATGGACCCGGCAGATCTCACTGCCATGTCGGTTGAGGTTGTCACTTTTTTGTTGAAGAAGTCGGTGCTTGCCGGTTTACCGACAGCCTGACGGTTGACGATCTGGTGGCTGATATCGCCACCATCTTTCACTGGCCGCCATCCGTTACTGACGTTATGCCGCTGACCGAAGTGCTGGAATGGCGGTATAAAGCGATTCAGAGAAGCGGGGCCAACGATGAGTGATAATAACCTGCGCCTGCAGGTCATTCTTAATGCGGTTGACAAACTCACCCGCCCATTCCGTGCTGCACAGGCCAGTTCGAAAGAGCTGGCTGGCGCAATCAGAAACTCCCGTGACGCATTAAAGCAACTCAATCAGGCGGGTAACAGCCTGGAAAAATTTCGCAAGCTGCAGGCCGATAACAAAAAGTTAGGCGACAGGCTGAACTATGCCAGACAGAAGGCAAATTTGCTTAGTTCTGAGCTGGAAGCGATGGAACAACCATCACAACGGCACCTTGTGGCTTTAGGTCGGCAAACGCTGGCAGTCCAACGCCTGGAAGAACAACAAAAATATTTGCAGAAGCAAACGGCGCTTGTGCGTGCAGAACTGTACCGGACGGGAATTTCTGCGAAAGATGATGCGGGAGCAACTGCCCGTTTAGCCCGTGAAACATCACGTTATAACCAGGAATTGTCGAAACAAGAGGCGCGGCTGAAGCGACTGGGGGAAGCTCAGCGCAGGATGAATGCAGCGCGTGCCAGTTATGCCCGTTCGCTGGAGGTGCGCGATCGCATCGTAGGAGCCGGAGCCACTACTACGGCTGCAGGGCTGGCAATGGGTGCGCCAGTGATGGCAGCAGTAAAAAGCTATACCAGCATGGAAGATGCCATGAAAGGTGTGGCAAAGCAGGTCAATGGTCTGCGTGACGATAATGGCAACCGCACTGCACGTTTTTATGAAATGCAGGATGCCATCAAGGCTGCCAGCGAACAGTTGCCGATGGAAAACGGTGCGGTGGACTTCGCTGCACTGGTTGAAGGTGGTGCGCGTATGAATGTCGCAAACCCTGACGACAGCTGGGAAGACCAGAAACGTGACCTGCTGGCCTTCGCCAGTACGGCGGCGAAGGCGGCAACAGCCTTTGAGCTGCCAGCGGATGAACTGTCAGAAAGTCTGGGAAAAATCGCCCAGCTCTACAAAATACCTACCCGCAATATTGAACAGCTCGGTGATGCGCTGAACTATCTGGATGATAACGCCATGTCGAAAGGGGCAGACATCATCGATGTTATGCAACGTCTGGGCGGTGTGGCTGACCGTCTGGATTATCGTAAAGCGGCGGCGCTGGGTTCCACCTTCCTGACTCTGGGTGCTGCGCCGGAGGTTGCAGCCAGTGCAGCAAACGCGATGGTGCGTGAATTGTCCATTGCCACCATGCAAAGCAAGAGTTTCTTTGAAGGGATGAATCTGCTGAAACTCAATCCTGAAGTGATTGAAAAGCAGATGACGAAGGATGCGATGGGAACCATCCAGCGCGTGCTGGAGAAGGTGAACGCGCTGCCGCAGGACAAGCGCCTGTCTGCCATGACTATGTTGTTTGGTAAAGAGTTTGGCGATGACGCGGCGAAACTGGCAAACAACCTGCCGGAACTGCAGCGTCAGTTAAAACTGACAGCGGGCAATGATGCGCTCGGCTCCATGCAGAAAGAATCCGACATTAACAAGGATTCACTTTCTGCGCAGTGGTTGCTGGTCAAAACCGGAGCGCAGAACACCTTCAGCAGCCTGGGCGAAACGCTGCGCCAGCCGCTGATGGATATTCTGTACACGGTGAAAAGCGTCACGGGGGCGTTGCGTCGCTGGGTGGAAGCTAACCCGGAACTGACAGGCACACTGATGAAAGCATCGGCTGTTGTGGCTGCGGTGACCGTCGGCCTCGGCACCTTAGCGGTGGCGCTGGCTGCAGTGCTGGGGCCGCTGGCAGTGATCCGTCTGGGATTCTCTGTGCTGGGTATCAAAACGTTACCTTCCGTTACGGCAGCAGTAACTCGAACCAGCAGCGCGTTGTCCTGGCTGGCTGGCGCACCACTGGTACTGCTGCGACGCGGGCTTGCTTCATCGGGCAACGCTGCGGGTTTACTTACTGCACCGTTGTCATCTTTGCGCCGCACGGCATCACTGACGGGAAATGTCCTGAAAACTGTAGCAGGTGCGCCGGTTGCACTTTTGCGGTCTGGATTATCCGGTTTACGTGCTGTTGCTGTGATGTTTATGAATCCTCTGGCGGTACTGCGCGGTGGACTGGTCGCCGCAGGCACGGTGCTGCGAGTACTGGCATCTGGTCCACTGGCGATGCTGCGCGTTGCCTTGTATGCCGTATCTGGTCTGTTAGGTGCTCTGCTCAGTCCGATAGGTCTTGTGGTTACTGCACTGGCGGGCGTGGCGCTGGTTGTCTGGAAATACTGGCAACCCATCACCGCATTTCTTGGTGGCGTGGTGGAAGGATTCAAAGCGGCGGCAGGTCCCGTCAGTGCAGCATTCGAACCGCTTAAGCCCGTGTTCCAGTGGATTGGCGACAAAGTACAGGCGCTGTGGGGCTGGTTTACTGATCTGCTGACGCCCGTTAAGTCGACCTCTGCCGAACTGCAGAGTGCAGCGGCAATGGGGCGGCGATTCGGGGAGGCACTGGCGGAAGGGCTGAATATGGTCATGCATCCGCTGGACTCCCTGAAATCCGGCGTTTCCTGGTTGCTGGAGAAGCTCGGCATTGTCAGTAAAGAGGCCGCAAAGGCAAAACTGCCGGAAAGCGTGACGCGTCAGCAACCTGCGACGGTGAATGCAGACGGTAAAGTGATGATGCCATCGGGTGGTTTTCCATCATGGGGATATGGCTTTGCGGGGATGTATGACAGCGGCGGGTATATCCCGCGCGGGCAGTTTGGCATCGTCGGTGAAAACGGGCCGGAAATTGTTAACGGCCCGGCAAATGTGACCAGCCGGAGAAATACAGCTGCACTGGCTGCCGTTGTTGCCGGAATGATGGGCGTTGCTGCCGCGCCAGCAGAGCTTCCACCGTTGCACCCTTTGGCACTTCCCGCGAAAGGTGGAGAAGCAATTGTGAGTCGCGCAGCCACTGTGCCGCCCGTTCAACGGATTGAGGCACCGATGCAGATCATCATTCAGACGCAGCCAGGACAAAGTGCGCAGGATATTGCGCGGGAGGTGGCACGCCAGCTTGATGAACGTGAACGCAGGCTGAAGGCAAAAGCCAGGAGTAACTACAGCGATCAGGGGGGATACGACGCATGATGATGGTGCTGGGATTGTACGTGTTTATGCTGCGCACCGTTCCGTATCAGGAACTGCAGTATCAACGCAGCTGGCGACATGCGGCAAACAGTCGGGTAAACCGACGTCCGTCCACGCAGTTTCTGGGACCGGAAAACGACATGCTGACGCTTTCCGGTGTTCTTATGCCGGAGATAACAGGCGGCAGGCTGTCGTTGCTGGCACTGGAGCAGATGGCAGAACAGGGGAAAGCATGGCCCCTGATTGAAGGCAGCGGCACGATTTACGGCATGTATGTGATTGAGGGACTGAATCAGACTAAAACGGAGTTTTTCCGCGACGGTATGCCGCGCCGGATTGAGTTCACCCTGTCGCTCAAACGAGTGGATGAATCCCTGTCCGATATGTTCGGTGATCTCAGTGCGCAACTGAATAATCTGCAGGACACGGCAACGTCTGCCTTAAGCGATATCAGTAAAACGGTGGGAGGGCTGTTGTCGTGAATTTCAGCTCTGAACTGCTTAACAAAGGCAACAAAACTCCCGCATTCAGCATCAGTATTGAGGGCAGGGATATCACCACTGTGCTGGATAACCGCCTGATGAGTTTGACGCTGACGGATAACCGGGGCTTTGAAGCGGACCAGCTTGATCTGGAGCTGGACGACGCTGACGGAAAAATCGTGCTGCCGCGCCGTGGTGCGGTCATTACGCTGGCGCTGGGTTGGAAGGGGCAGCCGCTTTTCCCTAAAGGGTCATTCACAGTGGACGAGATTGAACACACTGGCGCACCGGACCGCCTGACTATCCGGGCGCGAAGTGCTGATTTTCGGGAAACGTTGAATACCCGCCGTGAAAAATCGTGGCATAAGACCACCGTCGGGGAAGTGGTGAAGGAAATAGCCGCTCGGCACAAGCTGAAGATGGCACTGGGTAAAGACCTGTCAGATAAACCCGTGGAGCATATAGACCAGACTAATGAGAGTGACGGCAGTTTTCTGATGCGGCTGGCGCGACAGTACGGTGCCATCGCGTCGGTGAAAAATGGCAATCTGTTATTCATCCGGCAGGGGCAGGGCAAAAACGCCACTGGTAAACCACTGCCAGTGATCACTATCACACGCAAGGACGGCGACAGTCACCGCTTTACCCTGGCAGATCGCGGAGCCTACACGGGCGTAATTGCCAGCTGGTTGCATACCCGCGAACCTGCGAAGAAAGAAAGTACCACGGTGAAGCGTAAGCGCAGGACTAAGAAGCAGAAGAAAGAGCCGGAAGCGAAGCAGGGCGATTACCTGGTGGGTACAGATGAAAACGTGCTGGTACTTAATCGCACCTATGCCAACCGGAGCAACGCCGAACGGGCGGCGAGAATGCAGTGGGAACGCCTGCAACGCGGCGTTGCGTCATTCTCGCTACAACTGGCAGAAGGTCGGGCAGATCTCTACACGGAAATGCCAGTGAAAGTCAGTGGCTTTAAACAGCCGATAGATGATGCGGAATGGACCATTACGACTCTGACGCATACCGTCAGCCCCGATAACGGTTTTACAACCAGTCTGGAGCTTGAAGTGAGGATTGATGATTTCGAAATGGAATGATTCTTCGCAATGGAGAACTTTTAAGTTTGCAAAATGGAATAATGCGGTATCATTATTGTGAATTTAGCAAAAATGGGGAGAACTCGAAAAATGATGATTTGCCCACTGTGTGGAAGTGCCGCCCATACTCGCAGCAGTTTTCAGGTATCTTCATTGACCAAAGAGCGTTACAACCAGTGCCAGAACATTAACTGCAGCCATACTTTTGTTACCCATGAAACTTTTGTTCGTTCGATTGCAACGCCAAAAGAGTCAAATCCGGTTCAGCCGCATCCAATGAAATCAGGACAGGTGGCGCTCTCTCTTTGACGCTGCCGCCATTTTGTCGCCATCATTAAAAAACAGTGTTTCTAACATCATGAATTTAAACAGCTTAAATTTCAGGCAACAAAAAACCCATCAACCTTGAACCGAAATGGCGGGGTTGATGGGCTCCACAAAATGGGGACATCAAAGAAAAGCAGTGGCACTAATTAAGACTGATGCCCTGCGGAAAAGTTCTGCGGTTGTGCAAAAAAATTTCATTTTCAGGGCAACTTCAGTTTTATCCTAATCCTGGCCATACCATGACGATGATTGTCCCTGCCAGCGTCAGCAGGACGTTGGCGATTGCATAGGTGCCCGCATAGCCCAGCGCCGGGATGTTACTGCGAGCTGTATCACTGATGATCTCCATTGCCGGCGCGCAGGTACGTGCGCCCATCATTGCGCCGAACAACAGCGCGCGGTTCATTCGCAATACATAAGCACCGAACAAGAAACAGATAACCACGGGCACCAGACTGACAATCAATCCGGCAATCAACATCTGACCGCCAATCGCGCCCAGGCCGTTATTAATACCGCTACCGGCGCTCAGACCAACGCCTGCCATAAACACCATCAAGCCGAACTCTTTCACCATGCTTAATGCACCCTGCGGAATGTAACCGAAGGTCGGGTGGTTAGCACGCATAAAGCCCAGCATAATTCCGGCGAATAACAACCCGGCAGCGTTCCCCATGCCGAAACTGAATGTGCTGAACTGGAAGGTGATCATCCCGATCATCAGCCCAATAACAAAGAAGGCGCAGAATGCCAGCAGGTCAGTGACCTGGCTGTGAATCGAGATAAAGCCGATGCGATCGGCGATGGTTTTTACGCGGCGGGCATCGCCGCTGACTTGTAAAACGTCACCTTTGTTAAGCACGACGTTGTCATCTATCGGCATCTCAATCTGGCTACGAATGACGCGGTTAAGGAAGCAACCGTGATCGGTCAACTTCAGTTGTGCGAGACGTTTACCTACAGCGTTATGGTTTTTAACGACCACTTCTTCAGTGACGATACGCATGTCGAGAAGGTCACGATCGAAAACTTCTTTACCGTTACGGAAGCTGGGATCGAGTCGGGCATGGGCGTCGGGATAGCCTACCAACGCTATTTCATCGCCCATTTGTAGCACGGCATCACCGTCTGGATTTGCCAGAATCCCGTTACGTCGAATACGTTCAATGTAGCAGCCGGTTTGTCGATAAATACCCAGTTCACGCAGATTTTTGCCGTCGGTCCAGGCCACCAGTTCCGGGCCGACGCGATAGGCGCGGATCACCGGTAAATAAACCTTACGGTTGGCATCAGTGTCCAGGCCACGTTCGCGGGCGATTTGCTGGGCGCTGGTCTGTAAGTCCTGATGCTGCAATTTCGGCAAGTAACGCGCACCAACAATCAAACTCACCAGACCGATTAAATAGGTTAAGGCATACCCGAGGCTCAGATTATCCAGTGCCAGTGAGAGCTGCCTGCTTTCCATGCCGGAATGACGCAGTGTATCGCCAGCACCGACCAGAACCGGTGTCGACGTCATAGAGCCTGCTAACATACCGGCCGTCAGGCCAATATCCCAGCCAAACAGCTTACCTAACCCTAAGGCGATCACCAGCGCACTGCCAACCATCACCAGTGCTAACATTAGGTAATTTTTCCCATCGCGAAAAAAAATGGAAAAAAAGTTCGGTCCGGCTTCGACCCCGACGCAGAAAATAAACAGCATAAAGCCAAGATTAAGCGCATCGGTGTTAATGCTGAAATGTTGTTGGCCTAATAACAGCGATACGACTAAAACGCCAATGGAATTACCCAGTTGGATCGAACCAAGTCGTAACTTTCCGAGACATAGCCCAAGCGCGAGGACCACAAATAATAACAGAATGTAATTCCCATTTAACAATTCGGCGACGTTTATATTCACGGAGGCTAACTTCTTGTTTACTAGTAAGCTGTTGAAAGAAATGGTAATTTACGATAATGTTTTTTACCAGAATTCAGGGCGCAGATTCATTCAGCGCACCTAAACGATAGTAAAGTAACAATATATTTTACTAGTGTAATCACATTAGGTATCAACGGCTATATGAATTGCGTTGGCCTATATTAGCATGGAATGCGAAGCGGCTTTATCTTACTGAACGCCACACTGGCGAAAAATGTGTTCGATAGACGCAGTGTCAGGAGGAACGAGTGAAACATAAACAACGTTGGGCGGGGGCAATCTGCTGTTTTGTCCTCTTCATTGTGGTGTGCCTTTTTCTGGCGACGCACATGAAAGGCGCTTTTCGGGCTGCCGGGCATCCTGAAATCGGCTTGCTATTTTTCATTCTTCCTGGAGCAGTCGCCAGCTTCTTTTCACAGCGTAGAGAAGTCCTGAAACCTCTGTTTGGCGCAATGCTGGCGGCACCCTGTTCGATGCTCATTATGCGGCTGTTTTTTTCACCGACGCGCTCATTCTGGCAAGAGCTGGCATGGTTACTAAGCGCGGTGTTCTGGTGTGCGCTGGGGGCACTGTGTTTCTTATTTATCAGTAGTTTGTTTAAACCACAGCACAGAAAAAATCAGTAAAGCCCTCAACGCGAGGGCTTGTCAGACGATCAGGCGTCCAGATTTTCTTTCACCCATGCAGCAAAATCGGTATAGCCGCCGATATGTTGCTGATCGACAAAAATCTGCGGCACGGTTTCTACGGGTTTACCTGCCTTTTGTTGTAGATCTTCTTTAGTGATCCCTTCCGCACGAATATCTACATACTGATACTGAAAATCATCGCGTTCATTGCTCAATTTCTCAGCCAGATCTTTTGCACGCACACAGTAAGGGCAACCCGAACGACCAAAAATAACGGTTTGCAT